CTTGGTGGAGTAAAGTGGGCAGTTCCTGGGAATGTTGATTATGGAAATACAGTATCAGTAAAATTCTTTGAATTTAATAAAACCCCAATTCTTGATATTATGCATAGTTGGGTTAAAATGATAAGAGATTATAGAACAGGAGCTACTGATTTTAGTATAGAAGATGGAGAAAGTGGTGAAGGATATACTAAGTCAACGTATGCTGGTTTATTATACTACTGGACTACAGCTCCAGACGGAGTAACAGTAGAGTATTACGCATGTTACGATGGAGTATTTCCATCTAAAGACCCACAAGACTTATATACAAGTGATGTAGAAACTGTTGGTAGACTTGATGTGGAAATTGAATTTAACGTCGATTATGCATGGCATGAACAATGGGTGCACGAAAAATGCCAAGGTTTTGCTAATGGTATATTTAAGGCAGCAAAGAAAACCGTTATAGATTATGGAGACAAAGTTAAAGGAAGTGCATAATATGAGAGAAAAAGATCTTAGAATACTTTCATTTTACTTAGTCCGTGAGTCTGATTTAAGCAAACCAGCTAAACTTCAATTGCTTAATTATTTGAGAGATGCAAGCAATGCACAAGTTAAGCTGTTTATTGCTACTGGTGAAATAGGACAAATATCTGAAGCTGATGAATCAAAATTAGATGGAGCTATTTCAGAAGTTGCTCCTTTAGCAGCTGTAATTGCACAAGATTTAGTCTTTAATACAGCTCTTACTAAAGCAACACAAGTATATAGCTACTGGTTTGGACAGGCTGCTAAAGCATGTGCTGAAAAAGTTGGACCAGAGAAAAAGTTATGCAAGAAACGTTTCGTTCTTAGATCATATCATGAAAAGTTACGGGCGCTCAGAGCGGAAGCTCCCAAGTGTGCAGGTACTGATAAACCAGAAAAATGCCGAAAAAGATTTGTTGAGAAAATAAAACATATTGAAAGACAGATAACAAAAGTAAGAATTAAATATTAGGAGGTTTTACAATGGACCAGTTAAGAGTAACAGCTGCCTATATAGTAAAAGAGTCAGATTTAACAAAAGCAGCTAAATTACAATTAATGAACTTCCTAGAAAATGAAGCTACTGATGCTCAAGTAATGGCTCTTATTCTAGATGGAAAAGTTCAAATATTAGATGAAATGGCAGAGGAAATTGTTTATGATAGATTTGATGCTGCTTTACTTGAGGGTAAAGTTAAAGAGATAATTGCATCTATGAAAAAAAAATAAATAGAACTGAAAGAAAGGAGATAGATCATGACGTTCAAAAGTTTTAATATTAAGTATCCGGAGTATGAGGTTATCACACCTCAAACAAATTTGTCCTTCACTGTAAGGAGTTTGAATGTTCAGGAAGAAGAAGCTTTAAAAGGAAGTCTTATAACACCTCAGAAAATTGCTGAGCATTTAAATAAATGTATTTTTGATTCAACGATCAAGAAACCAAAAACTATTAATACGTTAGATGAATTTCATAAAAATTTAACTTTAAAAGATCGAGATGCATTACTATATGGTCTCTATCATATCACATATGAAGATATTAGAAATTATGAAATAAAATGCACTTCATGTAACCATCAATTTCCAGTTACAGTTAAAGCATCTGAAACTTTCAACTTTAAACCCTACGAAGGAAAAAATGTTATCAGGGAAAGAATTAGAGTTGCATTGCCTGCATCTCCAGGTGTGTTTGCATTAATAAAACAACCAACATTATTTGATGAGATTTCAAATATGAGAAGTTTAATGTCTAGACCTGGAAGCACACTTGAATTAATTACTGAAACTTTGATCATCGACTCTTTTGAGCAAGATATTGAAGAAAAAGCAGAAGCTGTTGTATATAAAGAACGAATTGATGTTGTTGATGCTTATTTATCATTACCAGCAAAAGACAAAAGAAAAATATATGAACAATATACTGAATCATTTGGTAAGTATGGCATTGAATTAAAAATGAAAAATTACTGTCCATCATGTGGGAATGAAGATATTTTTGATATTGATTTAGTCGAAAACTTTTTTCGCGCATTATATGCAGCCTGATAGTATAGAGAAATACAGGAAATCTCTGGCTGCGGACGTTTTTACCTGCATGGAATTGAGTGGGCAATCGTTTAGCGATGTTGTTCAAATGCCTTTACAAAAATTTTATGATTATATGAAATGGAAAACTAATTTAGAGGAAGAGAAACAAAGACGTATAGATGAGGAGACTAAAAAACACAGTGGCAAATCTTTTAGATAGATTCAATAAAACTGTTGTTGGTGCCGATGATAAAGATGCTGATTATCAGTCTAAAATTGTGTTGTCCGGTGATTTTAAAAGGGTGACAGATATTGAAGTTATTTTATCTTCATGGACTAACATCTTAGTAACTCCAAAGAGAACTTATCAGTACGATCCCGAATATGGTAGTAATTTATATAAACTCGTTTTTGATCCTGCAGATGAATCAACGGAAGAAGCAATTATACAAGAAGTAATTGAAACCTTACGAATATATGATGCAAGAGCAACAATTCGAGAAGTGACTGTGACATTTATACCCAGTAGAAAAGGATTCAATGTAATAATTGATGTTGATTACAAAGGAGATAATACACAACTTCAGGTTATAATTGATGAAAATGTATATTTTAAATTTTTAGAAGTTCCAGAGTTTGAGGTTGCAACATGATAGATTATGATAGACAACTAATTACAGAGATTGGAAAAGAGATTCTCGCTGATGTTATTTTAGATGATGAAAATCTTAAAGAAGGTCTTACATTCATTGAACATGTTAACTTATATTATGAAGTTGAAAATTTAGATTACGAAGGTGTTGTAACATTATTATTTGAGGATGTAACAGAATTTGAAAGTAAATTTGGAAAGTTTTTGAAGTATGGTTTTGCTGCGATTGCTGGAGCGGCATTGGGTTTAAAGGCAAAAGGTTTAAAAGCTGGAGTGTTAGCAGGGCCGCCTTTAGGTATGTTCAGTCTTTATATTTTTAGAAAGTTAAGAGACCCATGCGAGAGGCAATGTTTTAGAAAATTGCCGTTATCTACAAAGAGATCGATCTGCAAAGCTGAATGTCATGTTAACGCAGCAAGGAAAGTCGTTCAGGATTTAAGAACGGAACTTGCAAAATGTAGACAATTTCTTAATCCGAGAAAATGTGAAAAGAAATTATATAAAGAATATGATAAATGGACTAAAAGGATGCAGAAAGCTCTTGTTAAGTTAAGAGCAATAAGAGTTGGTCAAGTTGAAAAGGTTAGAAAAACAAGAGGTAAAGAATTAGCAAAAAGAGCAAGAATGCTAGCTGCTGGAATACAATATGATGTTGGAAAAGATGAACTGATTAGAATCATTTCTGAAAATGAACAGCTACGAAAAACCCTTTCATTTGAAAAGCATTTAATTCTTTATAATGAGGCAATGAAATTATAATGTCAATGCAAAAATATATCAGATTATATGAGTATGTGCATGAGTATCAAAACCTTCTGTACGACTTTTACGCTGATAGTATGGTGAGATTTCTTGTTACGTATTACAATATAAACACTGAAGAAACTGTTTGGGAAGACACGGATGTGTTTGGTGGACCATATGAATGGACAGGAAATTTATCTGGTATAAAACGAAATAAAATTTTAGTTTTTCCAGTTTATTTTACAGAAGAAATCACAACTGCATTTGATGGTGGGGAGGAAGGTTACAATAAAGACAATGAAACAACTTTTGTATTTCCAAGCACATATGGTTTTACTCCATTTCCACAAGATATAATAAAATTAGAGCAAGAATATTTAAGACCGACTAATGATGTATATCCAATATTCGTTGTTAAAGGAGTTGAGATTTCAGCCAATACAGATAAGAGATATTGGAAATTAAAAGTTGAAGTTTTTCAAAGCGAGACTTTACAGTCAGTTGATGATCAAGTAGTTGATACTTTTGCTTATGTTGAATATGATAAGCAAATTCATACAATTGACGATGCTGAATTTATGGCAAGACTATTAGTAAAAGATGAGCATTTAAGGGAATCCCTTAATGGCGATCTGTTTGATTCCAGATCAGGTTTTTATTTTATACCAAGATAACCAGCTACATGCTAAGGAGATAGAGGATGGCAGAAGACACACTTTCTAGTCAAATATATTTATCTAGAGACACAACGAGAGTACAAATTAGCGACAGAGCTAAAGTATATTTAGAACTTCAAAATGTAGATCTTACGAAATCATCATTTTTAAGTTTTATGATTGATACTTTATCTACTCTAACAAGCAACCTTTTATTTTATCAGTTATCGTCATATCGGGAATTCTTTTTAGTTAGAGCTCAACTTCCAGAATCTATTTTAAATTTATCTTCGTTCCTTGGATATAATACGTTAGAAGCAACTCCTGCTGACGTTAATGTTCTTATGACAATTCCATTTGGTTTTGACGATCCAATTGCTCAATTTCAAATAAAAGAAGGATTTGAATTTCAAGCTGATGGCTCAATAACTTTTAGAACTACAGCCGAATTTTTTATTGAAGTATTAAATAATGCAACTGCTACGGTTACAATGGTTGAAGATAATAGACGTTTTAATCTTCCTGTTTCTGAAGCACCTACAAACTTTTCTTTCGTTTTACCACTAAAACAAATTAAAGAGGTTATACAAGAAACACAAATAGACTCTGACTTACAAGAATATCAATTTACAACAATTGATATTCCGATAACTGGTCAAGTTGCTGAATTAGAAGTTAGAATTAGAGAACCTGGCGGTGCTTCATTTACTACATGGACAGAGTTTAATAGTCTATTTTTAATGGACGAAACTGATAAAGGTTATGTTTCGAGAAGAACAGATACAGGTCGTAGACTAAGCTTTGGTAATGGTTTGATTGGAATTCAACCGACGCCTGGCTCAACTGTTATTACAACTACGGCTGTAACCGAAGGAAGTGAAGGTAATGTTATTGCTGGAACAATAAGAACTGGAGCAAGAATTTATCTTACTACTTTAGGTGGAATTACTCAAATTGTTAATTATGATGTTATTAATACTTCTCCTGCTTTTAATGGTGATGATGAAGAATCATTAGAAGAAATTAGAAGAAATGCAATAGCATCAATTAGATCATTAGAAAGACTTGTGACTGAACAGGATTATAAAGATATTAATGTAATTGTTTCAGATGCTCCAATTGCACAAAACTCATTGCCCGTTTTAAAAAGATCAGATTTACAAGTTAATGAAATAGCTTTATTTAGCGGTATTCTATTTGGTTCTGCTACAGAAGAAGTTGATCAATTAGTTCCAATGAGAAATGCTGTATTTACAGAACCAGGCGGAACGACAACAATTCCAAGAGATACTATTATCACAATTGGTGATTTTGATTATAGGACTATTTTTGAACTACAACTAGTTCAACTAAACTCAATAGGAAATTATGAGTATATTATATTTGAAGTTGAGATCTTACCTGCTTTAGAAACTAGTTTTCCTATTGATTATAATATTTATTCTGATCTTCTTGAAGTTATTAGGAACGGAACAGAAGGAATATTTAAACTCCATTATAAATCAACAGAATCAGATTCAGATTTAACTTCATGTAAAATGGTAATTACATCTAGCGGTTCTAGTAAGGATATGACAACTGATTCAACTGCAGGATATTATATTTTTACGTTTGATCCATATACTGATATTCCTACTGGGGAACAAACATTTGAATTTACAATCTATGATCCAAGTAATAATCCAGTTGCAGTTTACTCAAATAAGGTTACGTTTAGAGATGATTTAAGAAACTTTATGAGATCAAATGCCAAGTGGGCAGATAGTACTGCTATAACGGTATATGATGTTCCTGTAATATTAGATTCGTATTATCAAGAGATTGATCAAAGAGCATTTGAGTCTCAGATAATGCAAACTTTAATTAGTTCATTAGATTTATCTAATGCTAGAATGCTTACAGATTTTACAAATATCAAGTTTACAAATACACATGGTGAACTTCAAAATATGCTGTTGAATGAACCGACAGTTTCCTCAGTTGTTAGTATCTTAGAAACTGAACCAACGTCATGTGATGTTGATGATAGGTTTATTATTATTGGAGATTGTAACCAACCTCCGGAAGCTACCCAAGATAATATTATTAGATGTGTTGATTCCACAGGTCCAGTATTTACGTATGAAGAAGCTGTTGCTGATTCAATTGTTTATATAGAAAATTTAGATGCTAAATATATATTCTCTGAAAGGGGTTGGATTCCGCTTCCAATTTATAATATTCCTATAACAATTGAAGTTGAGATATTTAGAGAGCAGACATATAGTGGAACTCTTACAACAATAATACAAGATGTTCGAGAATCTTTATTTGAAAGTTTCAGGGATAGGTTCGGTACAAATGCGCAGTTCTATCGGTCTGAGATTATTGATGTTGTGCAGGATGTTGATGGGGTAGATCATTGTAGATTAAGACAACCTGAAACAAGTATTTTCTTTAACTTTGAGTTAATAGATTTAACAGAAGAAGAACTTTTGAGATATGGTCCAGAGTATATATTCTTTAGAGAGGAAGACATTACAGTTAGGGTGATATAAATATGCAAGAACTTCTTAGTAAATTAAACATGAATGAAGCAAGAGTTAAAAAACTTGTAGTTAATATCGTTTCGTCAAATTTGAGTTCGCTTGCAATCCCTTGTTTTTATCCTGAACTGAAAAAACATCTTTATGAGTTTCTTAAATTTAGCGGTATAACTGAAAAAGATATAAAGGAATATACTAAAAGAAGGTGGAAAGGAAGAAAGGAATCTAAGTTCAGAGCACAAAGTGATCCACTTGCTAATTTTTATGTTTTTCTTATTCAATATTTCTTAAGAAAAAGAGATAAGAATGCATATAAACATTTTATGATTTTTTATCTTATTCGTCACTATGCAAATCTAATGAGAAAATATTTTAAATACTGTAATGATGAAACATTTAAATATGCATTAGAGATTTTAACTCGAACTCATCTTTTTGCTAGAGAAAAAACAATCCCAAGTGCTTTATTTTATATGTCAGATGAAATGATTAGACGTTATACTATAGCACTTCAGAAGGATGACCTCGATGGTATTTCCAAATTTATGCAAGAGAGTAGAAATAGAGTTGAGCAAAGTATTCGAAGTTTTGCATCAACGTATTATAAAACTGCTGAATCTGGAGCTGGTTTAAAAACTGAAGAAATTCCTGATGAAGACGATTCAGAAAATGCATATAAAACTGTAACTAAAGAAACAGGTACAAGATTAATTGATGATATGGTTAGAAAGATTACTGTATATAGATATATTGATCATAAAGGATTAGAGGAAGCTAGAAGATTAGCAAAGGTTAATGCGTCTCTTGCAACACAAATTGTTGGAAAATTAAACGATACAAAATATGTTGACAACTTAAGAGTTGTTTTAAGATTATTTGTTAAAGATTTAAAGGATGCAAAATCTCTGTGTGGTAATGAATACTATTCATTAGTTCGAAAGTTAATGTCTGTAAAGAGAACAAGATCACAAATTTACTTTAAACAACAAATTGGTTTATTAATTGTTGATGTTCTAGAAAAGATAGGATATAAAGAAAAGTATAATAATCTCACTTCACAAACCCAATTCCTAATTAATTTATTTCTCGCCTATTATGTAACTATGATATTACGAAATTCTGTATGTTAAATTCATTATTAAGCTGGTTCAAGATATATTCCATCCGCTGCTTCCAGTTCAAGTGCGGCTGCTTCCTCTTGTTGTGTTGTTGAAACTCGTTGTTCAATTACAGTTGTAGTTGTTTCTACTCCCTGAGGTAATCTAATAGATGCTGCAAGTTGTCTTTCAAATCTTGAAGTTTGTCTAGACGTTAAAGCTTTTTCTTTTTGAAGAGATGCGTTGGCATCTGTTCTTGTGTTATTTGCATTATTCATATTAGCTCTGGTATGAACAGGTCTTCCATTAGTTAATTCTCGAATATATCTTCTTACAGTTGGTCTATTATCAGCTGCTGGATCTCCTTCCTCAAGTAACATTGATGCATGTAGAGATACAAAATCTATACGTACATCACACATACTCATCATTTGATTATAAGCTATTTGCTGTTGATCCCCACCTTTAATAACAGTTATGTTAGTTATAACTGCTGGGTCTAATTCATATAATCCTTTGACCCTGATCTTGTGATAAAATGGCCATCTATATGATGCTCCATTTAAAGTTCTTGGAACTGCAAGACATAGTAATGCACATAATGGACCAGCTATATATTGAAGAGTTGAAGTTTTATTTCCAGGATTGGGATTGTATAATCTAATAGTTGCAGAATATGATGGAGAGTATCCACTATTAGACCATATCTGTGGAAAGTCAATTCTATGCCCAGCAAGCATTTTATTAATTAGACCCATACCCCCGCCTAAAGTTCTTCCAATAGTACTAGTACTACCTTCAAGATTTTCTTTCATTTTCCTTAATCCGGCTGCTCCTTTTATGGCCATCTCTCCAGCACCTCTCACTATAGAACCCATACCGCCTTCCATTCCTTCTGCAGCTTGTTGTGCAATTTGTCCATAAGAGGTAACAGCTTTAAGAGCATCAGCCTGACCGGACATTTGAATTATTTGGCTTAAGCCACCAGATGCAACATCAGTAAATTTTTGTAAGAATGTCTCTGTGTATTCATTAGTAAATGTATCAGTTGGAAAGTTATCTGCAATGAAAGCAAATTTTAAAGGTTTGCCAATATCCTCTACTGAAAAACCATGGTTGCTTAATATTCTTGTGTATTCATCCCATCCCCTTAATGTGTTAATAGTAAACAATGTAAGTCCTAAACTAAAATTTGGTTCACCAGGAGTAATCTCTAACACAGGCATGGAGTTTGCTATCATTTCATGATTTACATGTGCTGGCGGCGGAAGCCCAAAAACTCCCATATATGGTTTTAAAGATAATGACATATAATCCTCCTATTAATTCAAAACACTATACGTTACATCATTTGCAGCGTTTGCTCCAGATCCCCAGAAATCTCTAACTATACCACCTCCACCTCCACCTCCACCAGAAGCAGTGTTGCTTGTATTATTAGTTATAGTATTGTTTAACATTGTTGTATTGCCAATTGCAACTTTATTTGACTTGTCAGCTGTTTCATCTAATTTATCAGACATTGTTTCGGCCATATTTTGAAGATGAGCTGCTGCTGCTTTTCTTTCAGATAACTCTTTTTGTACTGGGATGTTGAGAGTTTTTCCCGCTAAATCTACTTGTTTGATTTCTTGTGGCATCCCTCCTGCTCTAAGTTTTACCTTATACCACTTTCCATCAATTTGAGCTTTTACTAGTTTTCCTTCTTTGTTCCATTCTCCTGCGGTAGCTTTTAAAAGTTTAAGTGCATATTCTCCGCCTTCTTCTTGAAATTTTTCTATTTGCTCAGGTGTGAGACCTTTCTTTTTAATAAGACCAGCACCACCCGCTGTTTCGAATCCACCTGGGATAGTCTTGGGTGCTTCAGGTTTCCAACCAGCTGCTCTCCTCTCTGCAAAAGTACCTTCATGAATCTCTTTTAAACCTTTTAAGAATTTTCCTATGAATGGTAAGTCCTTTATTTTCTTAATAACTGAATTAATCCATTCTGTTACACCGCTAACAACTTTACCAAACATGTCTCCAATGAAACCAACAGCATTACCAACCCATGTAAATGGTTTTGTAAATGTATCCCACATTAGCGTTACAGTTTTTCCGTACCAAGTACTTTTATATTCCTCTAGTTTTTCTTTAACTTTTTCCCAAGCATTTGCTACAGTATTTTTAATAATTCCATATCCCTTTTTCATTGCCCAAATAAACATTAGGGGTGGAAATACAATTTTTGGAGCCCAGAACTTAATCTGTGCCCAAACCTTTTTCCCAGTTGGGTGTTCAGTTAAATAGAATTTAACTAATTGAACCATTTCTCTTATGAACTTAAATGGAAATGAAACAACTGCCCACCATGCTTTGGCATATCCTTTTATTGGTGCTGTAATAGCGCTGATAGCTTTGGATATTTTATGACCTCCAACGAATCCTAAGAGTGCTCCTGCTGCAGCTCCAATGGCACCACCAATTAATACTCCAATGGGTCCTCCAATTAAACCAATTGCTGCTCCGATGCCTCCCAATTTCATAGCACCAGATAATGCACCAGCTGCTCCAGTCTCTTTTCCTCCTAAGAAACCTGCAATACCTCTAGTAATCCATCCCCCTACAAAACCTTCTGGAGATTCTCCTGCCCGTATTGCTGCAAGCATATCCCAAATACCCATTGCACCACCCACAACTCCACCCACTACAGCTCCACCTACTCCTGCTGCAACTTTTCCAGCGCCTAAAGCTACACGCCCAACTAATCCCGCTCCTGTTTTAGCTGCTCCTTTAGCAGCAAATTTCGCAGCAGCTACCCCACCTGCTGTTTTTCCAACCGCTGCTGTTTTACCAGCAAACTTACCAAGACCTTTTGCTCCTTTTTTCAGTCCTTCTCCAGCAGTTTTTATGAATCCTTTTCCACCTGTTTTAAATAGTCCTCTTAATCCAAGAGCAGTTAATAATGGAGATAAAATATTTCCAAGCAGATTTACGCCTACGTTAATAGCACTCTGAAACATATTGAAGCCAAACATGAGAAGTTTCCAACCCATACCACTAAGTCTTTTTAATCTTTTTGTCATTCGTCCTAAGAATGATAGTTGAGCTTCATTTGCTTTTCTGCTTTTTCTAACTTCTATATATGATTCTACTGCAGTTTTAGTTTGTTTCCATCCCTGTTTAGCTGTCTCTTTTGCTTTTCCAAATGTCATTCCTACATATTCAACCCAACTTGGAGACTTTGGTTTTTCTCTATCTTCTTGTAACTCTTTTAATTTTCTGATTGCTTTAATATCACCAAAAAAGTCTTTCGTTTTTTCTGTACCTGCTTCTGCTGCTTCTTTGCCTTTCATTACTAATCCGGTTGCAGATACTTTTGCTGCTTCTCCTGCTTCTTTAGCTAAACCAAAAACAGATTTAAATCCACCTTCTTTTTTAAAGTTTTCTATTTCATCTTCTTCCAATCCCAAAAACCCAAGAAATCTATCATATATATCTTCTTTAATTCCTTCTCCTACTTTACCTTTTTTCTTACCGCCAGCTAAGAATCCTTTTACTTTTTGGAACATTGTATATCTATCCATTATAGGAGCTGTTGGTTCATAACCAGCAGCCACTGTTGCGGATACTCTTGTGTATTTAGCAATAGCATCTAGTTTTGGCATCATCATTGTATATGTAACACCAAGCATATTTGCTATTTTTAGAAAGACATTATCGGTTGCAGTTGCTCTCTTAACGTCTGATAAATATCCACCTCTAGCACCAAAGAGCCATTTAATAGGAGCACCAAGAACTGCTTTGAAACCTTCAGCGAATAATAACATTCCTCTAAAGGCGGGATTCTCAAGAAGGGTTCGTTGCCATGCAATTCTTAATCTTGATGTAGTACCAATGAAAGCTACCTTCAATTCTAGAAGAGCCTTTAACATTCTATCTTGCCATGCTCGTTCACTTGCACTACCACCCTTCTTAAACTCTTTTACAAATGTTTTAAAGAAAGTTTTTTGCTGTTCTTGAGTTGTTTCAACAATTTGTTTTACTAACGAATCAACAGGGGCAATTACTTCTGCTGCATGAACTTGAACAACACCACCTTTTTTAACGTACCCTCCTGTCTGTAATTGCGGAGGTTTAGCTTGTAACTCTTTTTTCAGACTTGCAACTTCAGATGATAATGCTCCAAGTTCTCTTTCCTTTCCTGATACTTTTTCGCTGACTGATTTTTTTCCTCTGAATATATTAGATATCGAACTACCTGCACCACGCAAACCTGCAAGCATTGCTGCGCCAACACCTTGTCTTATCTTAGATATGGCTCCACGGAATACATCTGTTTCCATAAACTTGGCAGCGAAATATCCAAAAATAGGAGTAGCTCTAGAAAGAGCCATCGCAATAGTATTGGTTTTGTTAATATGTATATCTTGTCCAATAGCTTTACCATATTGTGATATAGCATCTGCACTAGCTTGAGCAGTTGATATTGAGATGTTTTTCATTCCGATTGACATCTGCTTTATTGTACTACCTAGATTGTTGACTATTTTTCCATAACCTGAGGCAACATCAGCACTAATTTCATCTCTTGCATATTGTAGCTCTTTTCTTAAATCTTGTTGTTGCTGAATAATCGAACCGACTTCACTTCCAACTTGTCTTCTTTTCTTTGTTTCTTCTTGAAGTAAACTATTAACCTGTTTGTGAAGACTATTGATTCTTCTTGCTCTATCACTAGCAACCCGTTGAGAACTGCTAGCAAGAAGATCTGTTGCGGGTTTAAGTCGTTCTGGATCTTTATCTGGCATTTATAAATCTCCTAAATTCTTCCAATTGCCTTTAGTGCTTTATTTCCATACCTCATATCCTCAGAAGCTATACAAATAACTTCAGATGGATATATGAGTTCTTGAATACAAATAGTAGTTAAATTTCTCATTGAAAATGCGTCATTGTAAGCATGATACATTGGAGCAATTATATGTTTATATTTTCCTCTAGATTGAAAAAATTTATCTATACTTGTTGTAAATATTTTTATAAGGACCATATAGTCAGTTAACATATTGCTGAATTTATCTTCATTTATAGTACTAAGAGGTCTTAGCTCTTTATTTAGTAAAGCGTTATATTTCATAATACTACTATTAGAAAAAACTTTTGAATTCTCAATTTCCAGAAAAATAAATCTTACTATTTTTTCAGCTGTCTTATCAGGTATTTCATTTATGCTAAAAATTCTTTGCCATAGATGTTTGTAATAGCTTATTAATTCAGTTTTAAACATAGTTAAAAACAAAGCTTTTTTCTCATTAGCAAACATATGCATAAGTTCATGGATAGTCAGTTTTCCTAAGAAATTATTTCCAACAAATGAAAATACATTCGCATTATTACTCATTAAAATATAAACTTTTCCATGACCTTTATCATAGAACCCAAGTATAGATTGGCCGCTTACTGGAGCAAAGATTTTCCATGCAACAAATCCTCCAAAACCTCTGGTTAAGAAGCATGGGATTATCTTCCTTTTTTCAAGCAAGTTTTCAAATTTTGAGTAAGCTGCTTTTGTTCTTCCACATTTATCAATTGCTTTTAAGTATTGAGTATTCAGAAGGTTGGAACCGAATAGTGGATTCCCATCTATTTTAGCGACTGGTCGTAAACCTACAGGAGGAACAAATACTTCAGTTAACTGGTCGTTCATAACATCTCCTATTTTTTATTATATAAACTCAGAACATCTACAAATCCAGCATGATCTTGAATATTCTCTTTAATTGATGCCATAATTGATTCATTAGTTAAGTCGCCTGGCCCGTCCATATTTTTAGAAAGAATATCTGCCATTTCCATTTGAACAGATGAAAACTCTGCTGTTCCAACTAACATTGGTGGGTCATATTTTCTTACATACATAACACATGAAGTTGCTAATGCTAAGTCGTCTCGACATCCAATATCAGCTTCAACTTTACCATTTGGTTTTGTTACTAAACCTGTTAACTCTAAAGCTAATCTTTCTGATTTAATAACTTCAGGGAACTGTGTTACATATGAATACAAGGCATCAATCATTAATGGTCTTGTTTTTGTATTGGTCGATAGACCAGGCAACCAAGTCTTTTCTCCTCTTCTTTCTTTGTAAATCATTGTAGCAAATTCACTATGATATAATTGTTCAACAACTTGGTTTCCATATGAGTTTGATTCTATTACAACTAAACCTGGATATTGAGTAGCTAATACTTTCACAACCTTAACGAAATCAAGGACTTTGCATTTGCCTTGATATTCAGCTACTTGCTCCATTGTTTCATAGTCCCAAACTGTAATTGCTGATTTATCGTTACCATGTTCTGGAGCTGTATCGACACCCATTATATAATATCTGCCTGGTAAATTGTTTGCGAATTTCCAAATTTCTCCATTATAAATTCTTAATTTTTCAATTGGTTCTCTTGCAGAATTTTGAACTTTTTCAACTGTTTCAGGTTCAAAGAATGATCCTTCTGCCGGTAAGAATTTTAGCTCTAATTCCTGAGCAATTTTTCTCATATCATTATCAAATAGCAGACATTGAGTTTTATACCAATCTGGATCGTTGGCTAACTCTTCAATTTGTTTCCAGTGAATAACGAATGGTTCAAAAATATCATCTCTAGATACTGCTCTTTGGTATCTTTCAAAATACCATTTACCAACACCAATGGTTTTATTTGGAGTTGATAGAACAACAGTTCCATATGGGACTTTTGCTTTTTTAGCATGCATCTGATTAGTTGATAAAGTAGGAACCATTGAAGTCCATGCTGTATCAACATGATGAATAAATGCTGCCTCATCAATAACGAGAAATGTAATCGCCTTACCACGAAGCGTTTTCTCAGGAGCATTTGGATTAACAGGTGTAGCATATACCTTACTACCGTTTGTAAGAATAAATGATTGTTCTGTCCTTTTTGCAAATCCTCTACCAAGAGGTCCTTTTGGCGGCTTCATCCATTCTGGCAGTTTTTCAATCATTCCCCTTATTGCTCTAGCAAAGTCTGTTGCTTCTTTTCCATCTTTAGAAATAATACCAACAACTGCATTATCAAAGAAAATCGTTAACCAGGCAGAGTATGCTTGAATAATTGTTGAAATACCAATTTGTCTGCTCTTCAATACCAGGACGTATCTTCTTTCCTCAACAAGTTCAATCAATTCAATCTGTTTCTTATAAGGTTGTAAAAATACATCTTTCCCTGGTATTTCAATCAGAATATATTTCTTACAAAAATATTCAAACGTATTTTTGCATCTGAGATATTCAGTTATAAACTCATTGGCTATAACGCCAACATCGTCTGGTATAACTTGAATCTCTTCTTCATGACTTACTGCTAATTGTTGCATAATATACCTTTAGTATTTGTTCTTAAGATCTATTAGTAGCAAGGAACTCATTTCTACGTTCTAATCGGTTTATTTCTTTAAGACGAAGATTCACTTCTACTCTTGAACAACCAGGCTGACTTATACCAAGTAGAGCATTTTCGCATTTTTCATTTTGAGCATCAAGAGCTCTTATTGTTTTCATATTTTCTCTAATTTCGACTCTGACTTCTTGGGATACTTCTTGAAATGGTTTTACTGGTGTTTGTGTTGTTTGTGTTACCACTTCCACACTGGTTTTAGCTGCTTCCTTCGCTGTTTCAATTACACTATCTACTGTTGCTCCATAAGTTAGATCAGCAATTTTTTGAGCATTTCTTTCTGTTGCAGCTTTTTCAGGTAGTACAGATGCATCTGCTTTTGGTTTAGCTACATCACCTGCACGTTTGTTTGTTCTCATAAGTTTAACTTGGGCGGTTGTCTGCCAATTGTTTTGTCTTCTAAACCATATGTCTGTACTCCATAATATGTACTTCCCTTCTAAATCTGCATACTCAATAGTTTTTGGTTTAAATTTTACACATTCTCCAACTTTAATGAGATTTAAAACTGGTAGGTTTCTTTCAAGATCAATTGTTAAAGTTGATAAATCAGCTGTTCTTCTAGAAATTCTTGAGTTAAAAATAGTTTCATTTTTTTCATCCCCAGTATCTTGAATAAAATATCTTGTTCTTAATGCTGCAGAATCCACATCAATATTTTTATTCTTATATATGAGACTATATTTTCCAGCTATATCTTTTAAATCTTGAGTAATTGTTTGTGATAGTGTATCTTTTGGTTTAATTATATGATTAATAGTTGACCCTATTTTAGCAAATTTTGCATTACCGGCATAATCTGTATCAACTGTAGCATATGTATAGAAAGTGTTATCCTTCGAAACTTCATCTAATATTAAATCCCATACATTAATATCCATATCAGTTGCTATTTGATAAAT